GTTGCACCGGCATTAATATCAGACAATACTTGATCTTCTTTTACAGCCTTGTACCAGTCATGCTCCGGATATTCAACATCGTAAAATGCAGAATCAACAGCAGTATAAATGCTGAATGCAATTTCTTGCATGTTTACGTTTGCCTGTCCGCCGTATGTGAAAGAACCTTTAGACATGTTTTATTCTCCCCTACGCTACGATTTCAATTAAAGCCAAATCGCCCTCAGAGCCTGAGTTGCGGATTTTCAGCTTGGTTAATTCAAAGTTTTTGCTTGCTTCGGTCGTTACAGTCAAATGACCTTTACCACCTGCTGCGGCATCATCGGTATAAGCGATGTAAACTTTTGAAGCCGGAGTAAATGCGGCCGGCATTTTATACCAGAAACGGCCGCCTACTCTGTCATATCTCAAGATAGTGGCCTGACGGTCTGCCGGTACATAGTTTTTGCCATCAGCAGCGGTGCATCCGGCTTGTGTTCTGATTACAAAGCCGTAGATTGCATCGGATGCGCCTGTCGGCAATTTAGCTTCCAAGTCATTAATGCCGGAAATTTTTGCGGATGCAATAGCACTGACTACAACACCCAAGCCAACATCAATGCCGTTTGCTTCGCCAACGGAGATGGCATCGCAAAGATTAATGTCGCTGGCTGCATAAAGTCCGCCATGGACACCTGCGGCCGGCTGGTCGAATACTGCACTTTGGATTGCTCCAAAGGGGGTACCCATATAAACACCTCTAGACATGTTTGTTTCTCCTACTTGTTATTTATGTTTCCAAGAAAACATACGGTCTTTTGCAGACATTCCGTTGTTTCCGGTTTTTGAGTTCACAACCTTGGCGCCATTAACGTTGCCGGTGTTGTTGCTCATATCTTTTTTGTTTTGAACCTTTTGCTTTGCTTCGGCAGCAATGGTCATAAAAGATGCGATTTTTGAATTGTCATCCCATTCTTTGATGTCCAATCCACGCTTGTTCATGACGTGGGTAGCTAAGAAAATTGCACGCTCAGAGCGTTTCATGCTTTTCAAAGAGTTTTTAACCTGTTCTTTGTCTTTGTCATCGACTTCTTCATCGACAACAGCTTCCTCAGCTTCTTTTTGAGCGATGAGGTCTTCGGCAATTTCTTCTTGAGTTTCTTCAGACAAAGCATTTTCAAGTTTTTCTTTGTATTCCTCAATGGAAGATTTCTTTTCTTCCAAATCGGCATTCAAAGCGGCAACCTGCTCTTTCAAAGAAGAGACTTCTTCAACGGCTTTGTCGATGTCGGCTTGTTTTGCTTCACCAGCGGCATTGGCCATCTCTTGAGCCTTATCGGCATCTTCTTTGGATGAGAATTCCATTTCTTTGTCTTTATTGCCAATTTTCATGCGAATTGTATAAGACATTTTATTTTCTCCTGTTTTTTTGTTGATAACTTTAACATCAGCCCCACATCGGCCCTCGCCTTTGCGGCAGAGCAAAATGTGGTTGAACACGATGTTTTTTTGAACATAAGAATATGGCTTGCCATCAAGCTCGCCGTCTTCTTTTTCAAAATCAGCTCGATATCCGGCAGAAATTTCCACCAAGATGCCGCTCTTGATTTCTTCAATGGTCTGTGCGTCCAAGATTGTGAGGTCGCACATTATGCCTTTGTTTTCTACTGTCATTTCTCCGGCAACAGAGCCTTTGGTATAGCCGTCTGTTAAGGCATTGTCCACAGTTCGCCATTCGTGTTCATCAATGACTACGGGCTTACCCTCGCCGGTTTTTAATGCTTCGGGGGTGAATTCGCTTGCCGGAATAAGAACATCCACTTTGTCGCCCGGAATATTCAGGCCTTGCAGCTCACTGGCATAATAGGGATATACTCCCTCTTTCAACACCCTAGCTCTAACGGTCATGATGCCGTCGTCATCAATTCGCCATTTGTTGCCGATAGACATTCTTATTTTGTTTGAAACTTGTAGCATTTGTTTAATCCTTTTTTGTTTCTGGGGATAGATTAACACCCCAAGCCGACAGTTGTCAACAAGGGGTGTTTTTGTGGTTTTGTGGTGGGGTTTTTATTATTCTTCTCTCCAAAAGCTATCTTTGAGCCAGTTAATAGCTCGGTCAACTCTCTCAACGTCCCAAGTATTGTTTCGTAGTTCTTTGAGGCTGTGAATAACCGGATTGATTGCCGACCAGTTACTCTTGTTAAAAAGCTTTTCCGTTTTTGACACACCTAGCTTAAAAGCCACAAGCTCGCGAGTATGTTGATTTGCTTTAGTTGTGATGATAATGTTAAATATTTTCAATGTTTTTCTCCTAAAATAAAGTTAGCTGTGTTTTTAATCATTTCAAACAATCCTCAATTTGTTTCATTAAATCCTTAACTTTGGAAATACGTCCAATATCAAACTCAGTTGACTTAAACAAATCCCCAAGCCGGTAATTTGACATTGTAACAAATCCGTAATTATTTATGAAATGGTTATATTCAATCCAAGCTCCTGAACCAGCTTCGTTAATTGTGTGGACGTGTTTTGAATAAACAGCTCGTCCGTTTTCGTAATGGTCAAATCTATTGCCAAACTCAATAATATGATGTTTATACCTACCTTTAAGAGCCTCAACCACCATACCGACACGGGGTTCAATATTGACTTGGATTAGTGTTTTCATCACTTTACCTTTCTTTTAAAAAGTCTTTGTTCGTTGCTCAAATATTTATACCACCAACATCTACGATATTTTACCCAACATTTAATCTTCTGCCACATCTTCAATCACCTCCCAATCAAACATTGTTATAAATCTTGTGTTTATTTGTTTAAGTCGTTGTGTTACTTTGCCTTCTTCTTGATAATAAAGCCTTATGTCATACTTGCCATTCTTTTTATTTTTTACATAATCGAGGAAGTAAAATCCTTTAGAATATTTCATAGTAGCACTTTTGCCCTCTCGCATAGCTTTCAAAGCTTCTTCAAATTTCATTCCTTAAATTCCTTACTGTTAACAGCCTCTTGCCAAGTCGGATATTCGGCGACAAGAATAGCGCCCTCTTCAATAATTTTTCCAATTTTTATATCCCATACTGAACAACTACCGTCATTCGAAATACTGCATATATCTTTAAAATCAACCAAAGTAATTAATACCTTGTATCCGTTTGGCGATTTATAAATCTGTCCGGGCTTAATCATTTCCCCTCACTTTCGCCGTTTAAGGCTTTGTTAATCATATCTGCCAGTCCTTTGTCTTTGGCGAATTCTGCTGCTGGAATACATTGCTTAAGTAAATCTCTAAGCCTGTTCATCTCGGCTTGCTGTCTAACAATCTCTTCTTCCATAGCAGCAAGTTTTTTATTCGCCATTTCAGTAATATGTGCCAGAAAAGTTTTAGTCATCATTCCACCTCAAACAAATCTTTAATGCTGGCTTTGCTCTTGCCGATATAGGTTTCCGTACTATACCTCCAGAGAAAAGCGCCCTGAAAATCATCTGTAATACAATAAGGATGAACAAAATCTGTTGTATTAATGACCAATGCTTTATATGTTCCAACATTGGGGGCATTAATTTCCCACACATCACCGATTTCTGGTTTTAATGCACTCATTTCAATCTCCCTGTAATCCACAACCCAAACAAAACAAACAACCCACCAAAGAAAAACTCATAGCTAAAAGTCATTTCAGCACCTCGTTTATTCTGGTTACAAGGTCGTTAATAGGGATTACGGAAGTACCTATTTCCCCTAGTGATAAATGCGCCAAGCATTCTCTAAGCAACTCGAGGAGCTGTTCATTTTTGTAATTAAGCTCTGCAATAATCTCTTGTGCTTCCTTTTCTGAAAGCTGATAAGCTTCTATCTTTCTGCTAAGCTCGTTGATATTTACAGCTAAAGCTTCATTAGATTCCAAAACGTTTTTAAGTATTTTATTGAGGCGTTTCACTTCTTTATAATCACAAGGGGCGATAACTTCGACAATATCATCATTTTGCCCCTCTACCTTTTGGCGGTAAATTTCCAATAATACCTTATCAATTCTATTTAAAAACACAGCAAAATCATAATTGCTATCTATACTGTCTGGACTCAAGAATATTCCTCTTAGGTGAACTAATGTGTCAGTAGCAATAGCAAGTTTATTTTCCAGCTCTTTCATTCCTGCATTTAAGTTTAATAAACGCTGATTTTCTGAACTTAATTTTTCTACCGTTTTGCTAAGTTCAGCAAGTCGTTCTTGTGAAGGAAAAACTAAATCATCTTCATAATCTGGTTGTGGCATTATTTTTTTCCTTTCTTATTTATACTTGGGCTTATGAGTTTTAATCCTTTACCATTTCGAAATGGGATCCCACCTTTTACAAGAACGCCCTCATAGTTGAATAGACAAATAGTTAAAAAGCGAGGACACAACGAACTGGCCCACTGTTACCCTTATCGTCGTAGTCGTCCATGGAGCCGTCGGACGGGCTGACGACCCACGCGCCGTAGTCGCCGTAGTTGTAGCTCTCGGACGAAGACCAATAGTATTCGTCTTTCAAAGGTTCTCCGCTGTGTTCTTTCAACTTTTTGTCAATGATTTCTTTGTTTTCTAAGTAAAGCAACCACTCCAGAAGTGAAAGAGGACGTTTATCTTCTAAATCCATTGCTTCATCAAAAGCATATTCGTCTTCCTCATCTTTAAGAGCCATTACTACATCTTTGCCGTTGTAGCTTCCAATGTAGATTCCGCCCTTGTAAAGGTCACCGATTTGTGGATGCGGAGATTTATTATCAGAACCATTTTCGGTGACATCATCTAATATGCCTGTATAAAAAACAGTCTCGTGATTAATTTTTTCTCCACGTAAAATAGCATTAGTAAAATCTTCAAGTTTATTTAAAATCATTTGTCTTCCTTTTCTTCTAATGTTGCATCTGCTGCTTTGCCAACCATTTGCCGGTATTTATCAATCTCAGCCAGAGAGTCAACAAATACCCAAGTTGTTTGAGTGTAACCCCAAGAGTAGCAAGGCGTTTTTGATTTTTCGGTATAAAAATGAGTAACAGGCGTTTCAATGGCAATAAAATAATGATCTCTAGGTGTCCGGCAATCCAAATATTCAACGGCCTCTAATTGGTCTTCTGCTTCAAAATCGGCCTTGTAATTAATAACACTATCATTATCCAACGCGTCCAAAAGACTTTCCAGATTATCATCGTAGATATAATCATCATGGAAAGCAGTTTCATGTAAAATACTTAAATCGTTTGTGGCAATAATGCCGACTAATTTTGTCTCATAATTTGTCATTTTTCTTTACCTCAAAAATACGTTTAACATCAACGACCGAGTAACCAACAAAGAAAGCGCCTAATCATCTAAAACCTCAACTTTAATTTTTCCTATAAGAAATTCAGTGGGTATATCTTTAGGTTCTACGGGTGTATCATCATCATCCCAAAACCAGCACAGGCATTTATTATCTATAATATATTGCCAATCAGGCTCTGGCTCTTGGTAAAGCTCCCAATCATTGCTGATAAAAGATTCGTCGGTGAAATCTATATGATTTCCATCTTCGTCAACAATTTTTCCTTTTTTAATGTGAACGAATTTGATCAAACTCCAGCACTCACGTCTAATCTTAGCTCCTTTTCTGAAATTAGGTAGAAGTTCTTCTAAATATGCCATTAATTTTTCTCCCTGTTAATATTATTAATTGTTTAATGGTTTCGGGAGCTGGACTCGAACCAACATTGTCGCAGTCAAAGTGCGATGTCCTGCCTTTAGACGACCCCGAAAGGGTTAAATGTTCTTGTTGACCTTTGCTCTAAAATCTCTCCAATCTTTTTTCTTTGTGAACTTATCTTTGTTTTTTTCTTTGGTTTTTACGTTTGCGACTTTCTGGCAAAGATTTTCAATGTATTCGGCCAGTTGTTCGATTGTGTCCTTTTTCATAGTGCCACTCTTGCAACTTGGAAGATTAAATAAAGCATAACGGCACCGCAGAACCAAGCCGTAATTTTGTCGGCCGTTGTATATTTAGGTTTTTGTCTTTCTGCACTAAATTGTTGGATTGATTGCCATTCTTTATCGCTATACATATTAATTCTCCAAGGTTGAAAGGTAGTTGATACATTCGTTTGTTAAGGTGGTGCAATCTTCCTGATCGTCATCATCGTAGTCTTCATCGGCAAGGGTCAAAAGCTCGTATGCCGGTTCTTCAGAAAGATATTTTTTTGCTTTTTGGATTTTTGCTTGCCATTCTTCGTTTTCATCCCATTGGCCCTCGCCGCTTGTTCCTATGAGTTGCGGTTCTACGCAGTATGGATTTTTTTCAAAATGGTAGCTTTTCAGCTCTTCTACGTTGATTTCCATTTCATCAACTTTTTTGAGAAGCTCTTTTTTTAATGCTTCATTTAATTTTTTGTATGCCATGTTTCATCTCCTTTACGTCCTTTACGTTATAACAAATAATTGTAATATGCAAGCACTTTTTTATAATTTATGCAAAAAAATGCACTCTTTTTACGGAGTGCTTGGTTTTCTTAGGCTACAACAAGATTTTTCTTGACAGCTTCCCAATATAAAACCGGTTCGGCAAAGCATCGGCATTGGATATCTGTTCCCGGCTCGCCCTTTGGCATTTGTGCGGTTCTTTTCCGCCATGTCTTGCCATCGGTTGAGAATACTGTCGGGTCGCTGTATTTGCAATATAAACCTTGCATTATGTAGTGGTTTCCGTGTGCATCGTTGCCTTTGGGATATAGTCCGCCAGGCTTTCCCACAACTCGGTTATCTCGCATCGTTTGCCAGATGTAAATGTCAACACCAAGCTTCTGTTGCCTAATTTTGTTTAAGGATGAGTTTATCTTGGCCGTTTGGTCGCGTGCGATGACTTTGGCTTGTCGGTATGTGGTTTTAAACTCTTGGCTTATTTGTTGCTGAAGCGTGCGGTTTTCCGGCATGGCTATGCCTTGGTAGTTTTCGTAAATGCGCAAAGCAACCCTTTTTAGACTTTCTTCCGGTATGGTTACAATCAGATTGACCATGTTGAGCCGCATGGCTTCCAGCGTGTCGGCGATGTCTTTGTCTTCCAATATGGTGGTGATGTCTATGCCAAAGGCTTTGCGAAGCATGGCCATTGTTTTTTCATAGTTGTTTTCATCAATGGCTTTTACCCATTCCTTGCTGATAATATCGGCCCTTTGTTCAATTATGCTCCGCCATCTGCGTTTGAAGTCGTTTAAGAGTGCGGCGGTTTGCTCCGGTGTGTTTGTTCGGGCATCATCAGATATGGTGCGCAGCTCGGCATTTACTTCTCGCACAATCTTGTTAATGCTTACCCTTGCATCGTCTTCCAAGCTTTTGGGAGTTTTTATAGGATTGCCTTTTTGGCTTTTTTTAACCTTGTCCGGAGTTTTGTTCAGCACCACTATCGACATTTGGCTTTGCTCCTATGGTATCAATTACTCGGTCTGTTTCATCTCGCAAGCTGGGGATGTCTGAGCCGTCAATCATTTCTTCTCGGTCTTCGTCATATTCTTCTACATCCAGCTCAATATCAAGAATTTTCTTGCTATTAATTTCTTCGGCATATTGCTTATCGCTGATAATGCCGTCTTCTTTGAATTGGCGGAGAATGTCGGCTCTGGTCTTGTCAACGGTTGCCTGATCCATTTTGTTAATATTCCAAAGCGGCTCAAAATCAAGCTCTAAGTTTTGAGATTTTTCCGTCCAAACATCAAAGCCCCAAATGCATGAGCCGATAACATCAAGTATTTTTCTATATTTTGGCTCCAATCGTGTGGTTTGGTAGCTGTCAATGTTGTTATAATAGTTTTCAAGGTCGCTTTCTCCGGTGGAGTTTAAGCCTGACGGGCTATCACCCAAGAAGCGAGTTGCCGGAATATCAGAGCCGGCCGCAAGGATTTGCAGGTAAGTGTTCAAAAGCTCCGGCACACTTCCAAATGTTGCGGAGTGCTGGGCTATCTCTGTTCCTTTGCCGTCAATGACCGCTCCACGGTATATGCTCAGTTGCTCGGCAATTTTATCGAGCATGTTTAATGCGGCATTGCCTTGCTTGGTGCTTTGCAAATCAATAAAACGCTCACATTTTACCAACAACACGCTGGCAAGGTTTACGAGGTGATATGCGCCCTCTTGCGTTCCGGTTGCCCGGACAAGGCTATCATACAATCTGGATAAAACGCTCTCGCCAAATCCGGCCGGATTGTAGCGGAAGTTTTGAAGCAAGTTCATGGATGTGTTATTGAATAATGGGTCGCCATCAAAGACAATCAATCGGCTGACGTGGGTCTTTATGCCGTTTATCATGTAATATTTCGGCTTGTTAAATGATGGGCTGAATACATCTTCTTCATACTCGCAGTTGGTGATTTTCTCGGTTGAAATGACATTTAAGAATTTGATGTCGCCTTTTTTTAGGCTTTTAAGGTTCAAAATTTCTTCCGGTTTGTCGTCTTTATCTTTCACACCAATAATAATGACACATCCGCCAAGCAAACGCTCAATGGTGGCGGCTCGTTTGAAGTTGTTGTTCACATCAAGATATTTCATGTATTTTTCAATAGCTTTAATGTCCGGTTGTTCTAGTCCGGTAATCTTTACGGGTATGCGGAATGCATCCTGAACAGGAATATCAACAATTTTTCCGGCTTCCCAGCTGGTATTGTACCAACGGACCCACTCTTGCCAACGGCTATAAAAGTCGTTTCTAAAATATGGGTTACGTGAAATTATGGCCGCCGTTTGCTGGCTTCCTCTATCTTGCTTGGTGTTGGCTCCGGCTCCGGTTAGCATGGTATTAACAACTTTTTGAGATTTTCTTTTATTTCTTCGTGTCATTGGTGTTTCCTTTATTGACCGCCCCCGGCATATCTCCAAATAGAATGCGCCATTGATGCGGCATCTACGCTATCATCGTGTGCATGGCTCATGTCTTCGGCAAATAATGCCGCTTCATTGACTAGATACTGGCTCATTTTATCATCTTTTTTCAATTTTACAATACCGCGATAAACATCCCATGATAGCTCTCTCGTTCGGCCGACCTTGTCCTCTGGATAGTCATATTCTTTGGGCTTCCAGCAGATGGCATTAATGCCGGATTGGATAAGCGTTTGTTCCAAGCTGATGCCCGATGCTTTATCTTCAATGTACATAAATGCGGCCGAATTTATCAAACTGTCGTCCGTCCACTTCTGCCATATCTGGATGGCTTTTTCCAAAAGTTCAGGGAATTCCCACTTGCCAACAATCATATCGCGCAGGCGCATTTCTTTGCGCAAGAGCTCCCAAACTTGGAAGCATGAATAGTCGGCGGTCTTGGTCTTTTTGTATGCGGTATCGGCCGTTATAATCAATTTTCCATCGATTGCGGTTTGGTCGGCATCGTACATCACCCACCAATCGCGTTGAATGATGTTTCCTTTTTCTGCTACCGGTGATTGCTGGTATTGCGCTTGGAACATGGTGTCGTTGAATGATATCTCTTTGATACGCTCCGGGGTGTATTGGCTTGCGATGTTGCATGTGCCGTCCGGCTCAAGCAAGGGCTTTATGATGCTATCAAATTTGTATTGTTCAAGCAAATATCCGGATAAGTCTTCCAGATGGAGCCTTTGCTGAATGTTAAATATCGGCACGTTACTATCGTTCAAGCGTGAGAGCAAGGTTTCATCATAATATTTGCGGACTTTTTCGCGCATGGTTTCAGATTGAATGTCGGCCGGTTTGTTTGCATCGTCAATGATTAACGCGCCGGAGAAGCTTTTGGCACCTCTTATGCCGGCACCGAATCCGGTGATGGTTGATCCAATGGAGGCAAAAAGAATTTGGCCGCCGTTTGCCGTGATGATGCGCTTGCTGGTGTATAAGGCTTTGCCGGTTTCTTGCAAGAGATATTCTCGCCAAAAGTCATCAATCGGGTTTTCGTCTTTGTCTTCCATGCCAAGCAATCCGTTGCCATACAGTTCTGTGTATATCGGATGCTCCAAAATCTGCGCCACTTCACGGGCAATGTCGGATAGAAGCATTTGCGAGAATGATGTGTAAATAAAATTACATCTTGGATTTTTGGTTAGGCAATAAATAAGCCAGTATTTGCAGATGGTTGTTTTTCCGGCTCGTGGTGGAATGTTCATACATTCACGGGTTATTCTCAAATAATAAAGGTCATCAAAAACGTTGAACATATCCTTGTGGATAAGGTCCATTATAAAAGGCTTGCCCTCAAGCACCCGGAACATATATCGGAACCAAATCTCAAAGCCAGCATCAAGCAAGGTTTTGCCGAGATATTCTCGGTTGATTTCAACGGATGAAGTTTTACTTCTCCTTTTCTTTGGTTCCTTTTTTGGGCTTGCTTGTTTTTTTGGTTGCTTTTTTTGTTTTTGGTTGGCCATCATTTAATACTTCGTGAATGTGTTTAATGATTTTGTTTTGCTCTGTTTCGGTAACAAATACAGTTGATTGCCCAAGGTTTCCGTTGATTATTTGCTCCGGCACCTCTCCGGCCGTATCTCGGACAAACTGCGCCGCTTTTACGTCTTGGTCTTTTATTGCCTTATCAAGCATCGACATGGCCAAAATCATGCCGTTGGTCAGGTCTTCCGGTTCGACATCCGGGAAGAGCTGTTTTGACCTTGCGGCAATAAGTGCATGCGGCTTCATTTCAAGCAATGCCTGCGTGAGCTCTTTCAGGCTTTTTTTCCGCCTTTTGGCTTCGCCTGATGCTTTGCCGCCCATGGAGCCATAAAATCGAGCTTCTTCCGAGGTATATACTTTTAATGTTTGTTTATTTCCTCTTGGCATAGATTTTCTCCAAAATTACAATATAAACCCGATAAGATTTTACAAAATGTTCAAATACATGATGTCTGACACGGATTCAAAGCCGATTTTTTGATGAGCCCTTTTGCTGGCTTTGTTGGCTTTGAACACACCGGAAACAATCCGCTTGTATCCAATTTGCTGGGTGAATAGCTTCAAACGCTCAATCATTTCCTTATACACACCTTTTTTCCGGTGCTCCGGCACCGTGTAAACGTGGCAAGCCCATACTTCTTTTGTTGGGTGGCCAAACCCTACCGATATGAAACCGATGACGCGGTTGTTGATATCTTGGGCCACAACATAGATTTGCGTTTCGTCTGCAAAGTCTTCTTTTGGCATGTTGCATATTTTGGATATTTCCTCAAGATATTCCGCTTTGAGCTGGTTTATCTGCATCAGCATATTTTTATCTTTAAGGTTGTTAAAGATTGAAGCCTTAAATATCAAAGGTTCTTCAAGTGCATATTTGTCCGGATTAACGTCTTCTTCTCGCTCAAGCATCTTTTTTCCCCTTATTAAAGATTTCATCAAATCGTTCTTTGGATATTCCAACGGAAACAAGGGAAGCCGACCCGGTGGTCAGATCCCCTTGTTCTTCGTTCTGATATCTTTTTTCATCGTAGTCTTTTAAGTCTTTAACAAACCGGAATGTGGTTTTTCCATCCTTTTTTATTTCGACAAACGGCATTTTACCTCTCCCTTAATAATCCCCATTCCCATAGTAACGCAAATTTTTGATTTTGCAAATCAAAAGCATTTCACCTTAAATCGGCAGTTCATATTCAATGTGTTTATTTAGCTTTTCTTCAAAAGCCTTGCAAAATTCTTTTTTAATCTCAAAGCCGTATGCTTTGCGGCCTAATTGCTCCGCTGCAAGCAGCGTTGATCCGCTTCCGGCGCATGGGTCAATAACGACATCGCCGCGGTCGGTGAATATCTCAATCAGGTATTTCAAAAGAGATAGGGGCTTTTGCGTTGGATGAATGCGTGGGGTTTCTGTATCTCTGTCCATTGGCATGGTGTTGAAAATCATGCGGCCATTGTTATTAAACTTCGGCAGCTTCTCCCGGTAGAACAAAAGAGCATATTCTGTGTTGCCAACAATTCTCATGTTTGCTTTTAGCACTTGCGCCGAATAGTTTTTATAAAATGTCAACGGAATGTAATTTTTAAAACCATATTTTTTGGCTTCTTCAATAAGTTCAAATTGCTGCTCAAAAGCACAAAAAACAATCATGCATCCGGCTTTGTTGGTTTCCTTTGGCTCCGGCTTTACCATCTTTGAACAAAAATGAAAGAACTCAGGGATGCGGAAGTCTTTATCTGTGTCAAAAAATTCTTTTCCGGCAAGTTTGCTTTCGCCTTTTGAGCTATCGCCGTCAATATACCATTTCGGGTTGCTTCCGTATGCGTTTTTGCCAATGTTGTATGGAATATCGGCAATAACCAGTTGAGCCTTTGGAATGTTATATTGCTTCCGGTTCTGCATGTGGTCGTTTATCAGTTGCATTATTTTCTTCTTACTTCGTGGATTTCATTATAAAGTTCAAGCCATTTTCTGGCTCTTTCCATCACAATGTCCGGCGGAGTAACCGAGCCTTCCTCATATTTGATAACAGACGGCTCGCTCCGTCTAAGACAAACAGCGGCAAAGGCTTTGCGGCCCATCTGCATTGTCTTTCGGATTTTTAATATTTCTTGTCCTCGTGTCATTTTCTTTCTTTCCTGAATTAAAAAAATATGGCGGTTGGTATAATTTAGCTGTATATGCTTTTTTTGTGGCCAGCGTTTGCGTTTCCGATTATACCGTTATAGGTTGCCACCATCCAACCTTTGGAATTAGCCACTGGTATTAAATGTCCAATGCTTTACGATATGTTTCGAGGAGAAATTCTTGCTCATCGCGGTCGGCCGTGTTCATCTTACGCAGTTTGATAATGGCACGCATAATTTTTGCATCAAATCCGGCTCCTTTGGCTTCGGCATAAACATCTCGGATGTCTGATGCGAGGCTGGCTTTTTCTTCTTCCAAGCGTTCAATACGCTCAATTAAAGAACGTAAGCGGTCAACGGCAATGCCGCCGATGATGTTGTTTCTTTCATCGTCTTCTTTGGTGATCATAGTGGTTTGTTCTGGTTTTGACATGTTAAACTCTCCTTTTAAGTTTTTTATACAAGGCTCTGGTGCAATTTTCATCCATTTCAACAGTTCCGCACATCACCGGCTTTGGCAAGTTAGGAAGTTCAATCAAATGCTTTCTTGTAAGTTTGTATTCCACATCGGCATCTGTGGTGGCCATTTGTTTTGCAAACTTGCGGAGTTTCTTTGCTTTTTTACCGTTCATTCATTTCTCCTTTTTGGTGTTTCTTAAAAAAATTACTATAAAAACATAAAAATATTATAACCCTTTATTGTAATTGTCAAACATAAATTTGTTTAATTGCGCAGTTTTTATAATCGGGTATTTTTTTCATTTTACATCTGCGTTTGATTAAATTGATGATTTCTTTGGTGCTTTCGGTCGGAATCTCTACGCTCTGGCATATTTCTTCATCGCTCATGCCGGAATTGATTAATTTTTTTATTTGGTCATAGAGCTTGTTTTTTTGCTCTCCTATGCGGTATTTATCTATGGCGGCATCTTGTTCCTCTATGCTTTTGAGTTTTGCGTTTACAATGTTTGCAATGACCAAGCATTCCGGCATATCTTTTGCTTTTTTAATTGCGTGCATGATTGAGGTGTGATCTCTCTTAAATTTCAAACCTATTTGTGGATAACTCAAACCGCGTTCATAAAGAACATAATAGCAAACGAACTTCGGCAAAACATACTTTCTTTCGTAGCTGGAGAATATATGCTTGAATTGTGGGAATTTCATTGTTTCTCCAACAGTTCGAATAAGCTCTTGCGTTTTGCGGTCAAATTCCTCAAATTGCGTTGGCTGTTTTCCTTTATCCGTCATTGTCTTATTCCCCCTGTTGTTTCAAAACAAACTTAATTGCCCTTTGGTGTCGGTTGTTTCAGGCATAAGTAAATTTTTGAATATTGCTTCCAAAACGTCAACTACTATGCTGTTACCGGCAAGTTTATACAGTTGCGAATTTGAAATCCCGTTCAATCGGTCAAACTGTTCATCTTTCACGCCCATCAATCTAAAACATTCCCTTGCTGTAAGTTTTCTTATTCTGTAACTTTCTTGTGGTTTGATATTAATGGATTGCCATATTTCTTGAATCTCTGATAATGTTTCTCGCAAAAGCCTAAAGCTTTCATTGGTTTTCCACATATAATACAATTTTTCTTTTTTCGGTGTTGCTTCAAATGACAACTTCTGCAAAGAACTTGTAAATTCTCTAAATTGTTGTTCTGATAATCCCCATCTTTGTGATGAACGTCTAAATTTGATTGAGAGCCACATATCTCGCAAGAAGTTATTTTCAATAATAATGCATTTATATTTCTCGCTGTTGTGTGGGCATTTGAATACGTCTGTTTGTTCTTCCCCTTTTTCAGATAAGACTTTTTCATGCATTCGCTGTTGCAATATTTCCTTTTCCGAAAAACATTGAAATCTTCCAATCTGTTCCCAAATCTTTTTCTCTCTAATCTCTTTCCACAAAATTCGCAATAATGTTCGTATTGTTTTATTTCTGTCATTTTTACATTTCTCCTCTAAAATTTTAGGCTCAACAACATAATTATCTTTCTGAACGCTTGTGAGTGTGTTTGTGCAACCGTGAGTATTTATCTCTAACCTTTGCTCTGTTGGGCTTCCTGTCGTTCTATCGCTTGGATTGTCTGGGTTTCTTCCTCTGCTTGCCGCACAAAGAGGCTCCTGTATATAATTATCTGTTATTCTCGATCCGGCCTTTGTGGTTATAGTTTTAGCAATTTTCTCGCCTCTTGTGGTTGTAAATATATATCCACCTTTAACTTTTCTTTGTTGTTCATTTGTCCTTATGAATCCGTTTAACATCTTGTTTCTCAAATAATATTTTTCATCAACATTATCTTCAAGCATATCTTTTAAGCGTTTTTCAAGCGGTTTCGGATTAGGAAATAGATATTGACCACCTCCAAGGATTGACACACAAAAAATACGCTCTCTGTTCTGCGGTATGCCGTAGTCTTTGGCATTAAGGACTTTGTAATAGTTTGTATATCCCATACCCTCAAGCACCTTAAACCACTCATTGAAGTTATGGCGGTGTTTTTCGCTCAAAAGGTTCTTTACGTTTTCCATTAAAAGATATTTAGGCTTTACGGCTCTTATAATACGCTCACATTCCCACAAAAGACTTGACCGTGTTCCGCTGCCCTTATCTCCGCCTTTGCCTTTTCCGGCAACGGAGAAGTCTTGGCAAGGTGTGGAATATGTTATCATATCAAAATATGGGAGTTTTGTTTCGTCTATGGTGTAAATATCGCCGTAGTTTTTGGTTTCGCCGTGTAACTGCATATATGCTTGGCTTGCGTATTTATCAAACTCGGCAATCTCTGAATAAACGTCTATGCCCAAATTTTTCAAAGCCAATGCTTGGCTGCCATATCCGGCACAAAGTTCTAATAATCTGATTTTCATCTCCTGCTTCTCCCTTTAACTCATCATCAATGGTCGACCGCTTCGTTTGCGGAAGTTTTCAAACTGCTTAGCAATGAAGCACCAATCCACCTCTTTGCCGTCTTTGTTCTTCACAAGCCAGCTCTGGACGGCACTGATTATCTGCGTCCCATAACTCTCGGCATAGGGTTTGATGTTCCGATTGTCCAACTTAAAACTAAAACTTTTATTAATTAAAAATTTACTGTTACTTAAAAACTCAAAATCATCGGGATAATCAAGAAAATGGTTTTCTTTTTCTTTTTCTTTATATATTTCTTTTTCTTTATCTTTTAAACTATTTAAATTAACAGTAACAGTAGGCATCGTTTCGCATTGCGGAATTGTAGGTTCGCATACGTTCGTATGCGTTTGCATGCGTTCGTATGCGTTCGCATCGTCTTTTTGTTGACGGGATTTTTCCCATCTTTCCTTGGCTATGCGTGAATTTGCTCTGGATTTTTCACTCCATTTTTGTATGCCCTCGCCAAATTTTTTGGAAATAAACCGCCATACACCCTTTTCGGATGGCTCATCAAGCATCATCTCGTTGTCTAGCATGCGTAAAAGATTTTTGAAGATTATTCCGGCATCCTCATTCGATATTTCTTCAATGAGGTCTTTCCAATCGCTATAAATTACTGCTGTTCTTTGTTTTCCGGTTGACATGCTCTATTCTCCTGACTTTCTAACTCACTCAATAAATCTCTTTCCAAAAAACGGAATTCTTTTGAAATCGTTTCTAAAACGACAATTGGAGCAGAGATTTCTTTCAATCTTTGCTCCAATCGCTTGTAGTGTCGTGATATGTTTTTTTGTATAATCTGTTTCATTTTTTCCCTCTCTATCGACTTTCTAAATACAAAATGATGTTATGCACAACTTTTTTAATTTGCAAGCATTATTTTGGTTGAATATTGTTTTTGTGGAAATAATCCACAACATCGGACACGCTTTTTGCCACAAAATAATGGTGTCCGGGCATCTTTTCAATGATGGCTTGGAATTCCTTTTGCTCATCGCTCTGCGTTCCGGCCTTGTTATCAATGACCATGCGCTTGTATCTATCGCTCCACCGATATGTTTCTGGCTTTTTGCACTCGATGCAGACAGTGCCGCCGGGAATCCACACAATCAAATCGGCAATTCCTGACCGCCTGCCCATAGATTTTAATATTCCTCTGGTTACCTTGCTCTTGACATTAACACCGGCATCAGGGGCCGTAAAAACAAAGCCCCTGAGCTCCAAATATTGAACAATGCTTTTTTGGACAGGTTGTTCCGGGTGTGTCTGCTTCTTTTTTGGCTTCATGCCCAGTTCTGGGATGTTAAACAAGCTCATTTCTTCTTTCTTCCAAAAATAAAAGCAAAAATCAAAAATGTTATAAGCGTTGCGAGGTCATCCGGATGCTCCCCAAAGTATTCGCATAATTCCAAAAGTGTACTTTTGTCATTCATGACTTTTCTCCCTCATCTTTCGTATAAATTCCTTGACTTTTTCCCATTCGGCATCGGTGAGGCGGAAACCCCTCACCCTGATGCCTTTTTCTTTTTGACGTAGCTCGTAGGCTCTGTCGCATTTTAATTTTGCATCTTTTTTCATTTCATCTCCTTTTTAAAGCATATAGTTTTTAACTTTTCTATATAATCCGGTTCTAAAATCTTTGGCGTATGTAGTTCCATCTTTAAATTCAATTTTATTTCCGGTTTTGTTAATTATTGGGTTTTCTAATGTTGCTAATTCCAAAACTTCGTTTTCTGTCATCTTTCATCTCCTTTTGTTGTTTTCTGCTCTTATTATATACCGTTAAACGGTATAAGTCAACAAAAAAATTCATAATTTTTTAAAAAAAATGCACTTTTATAAAAAAAGCCGGATTTCTCCGGCTTATGCTATTTCAAAAGACCCTCAACGCCTTTTTGATATAAAGTATTTCTTTCCAGAAAGTCATCGGCAGCTTTAATATGAAGTTCTGCGTTTGGCACTTCCTCTTGCTTGAGCTTGTTATTTAATTTAATTACCAATCCAACGGCTTCCATATAAAGTTTTGCCATTTCTTTGTTTACATTACTCATTTTTTCCTCACTTCCTTTAATTTGTTCAAAAATACTTTCTTGTGGCTTTCTCCTATTGAAATAGAACCATCAAGTGCTTTGAGCTCCCTGGCTTTAGCGATTATTCTGTCAACACTCTCAAAAGCTCTCAGGGTTTCTTGAATTTCCTCATCTTTTATCTTTGCTCCGTACTCAATTTTTAGTTCTACAAGAGTGTTCAAGATTTCTGATCTAAGTTGAGACTTTATTTCCGGGAACGCTTTACGAATGTTTTTTATGGCTTCCAAAAGATATCCATCGTTATGAGCTTTAAGGTGTTTTCTTATGGTGCTGATGGCCAAGGTCATGCATGGCTGAGAGCAATATCCATCAAACGGAATAATAATCCCGGCTGTGTTGCAAAAATTATCAATCATGATTGCATCCGGATTTTCGGCCGCAATCTGAGCCTTGTACAAATCATAAGGGTTTGTGCTTACTCTGTTTTTGTTTATGCCGATAAAAGTGTCGGCTTGTTTCTTTACGCTTGTTTTGTTAATGATCCAGCAAGGAAGCTCTTTTATATCTCCAAGAAAGACGGCAACTTTGTATCGGTGTTGGCCATCAATAATGTTGTATGTGCCTTTTTCGGTTTTAACCACCGTTATCGGAGTGAATTCTTCCCAACAAAAGTTGTTCATTATTTTTTTGATGTTTTCTTTGCTTCTTATTCCGTTGGTGTTACGTTGATATGCATTGTCAACGTCAAGCTTGTTTATATCAACCCAAGCCATTTCCGGCTTATCGCCATAGTATCTTTCCATGTGTTTTTATCCTTTTTTGTTGTTTGGTGGAGCCGGTTATTTCCGGCTCCGGTTAATGTTATTCATTTTCCCAAGTTTCGCAGAGTGCTTTAATTTGGCTCATGAGGTTTCGGATTTTTTCAGAATTGCTTTGTTTGAATGTAAATCTAACACGGCCGCAAAAAATTTCTTCTTGCTTTGGCTCCGGTTTGGGTTGTTCTTTTTCTACCAATGGGGCAGGTACTTCCATCGGTGCCGGTTTGGCTGCTTCTTCTTTTGCCTTGGCTTCAGCTTCGGAAGTGGCTTTGGCTTCCTGTTCTTTTTTGATTTCTTCCTGACGGATGCGGAATTTCTTCTCGGCTTCAAAAGAGTTTTCAATCATGGTTGTGATTGCCGATCCGGTGGTGTATTGGCATTGAGATAAAAAATAAGATTCTTTGCCAATATCAAAGCCGTAGGCTTCAACCTTTGCTTTGTAAAGTGTCTTTACAAGTTCAATCTTTTCTTCATACTGTTTCCTTGCTTGCTCTTGGGCTTCGATCAATCTTTTGATGTCTTTGGCAATCGTTTGGATGTCATCTTTGATTGATTTCTTGCTGGTGGACTTATTCAGCCATTTTTCTTGCATGGCAAAGCGGTTTGCATATTCTTGCAAACCCTCGGTGCGGATTGTTTCATCAATCAAATCTTGAACGGCGATACGTCTTTTTTCGCGCTCGGCAGCTTCAAAGTTATCCACTTGAGTTTTAAGGCCGTTGTATGCACTGTCAAAAATGCCTTTGATTTCCAAAATCTGGGCAAGAATGGGGTCAATGCGTGCCTTGTATTGCTTTTCAAATTCTTTTCTCTTGGCATCAATCTCTTTGGCATATTTGTTGATGTCGGCCATCTCTTTTTTGATGTCGATGACTTGGTCTTCGGTAACCATCAAATTTTGATATTTTTCAACCTTTTCCAAGGCCCATTTTTTAAGTTCTTCAAAGTTAAACTCAAATTTAGCTACGCTTTCGTCTTTCAAAACGATTAATGTGTTTTCCGTCATATTCTTATTCCTTAAAAATTGGGGAGCCGGTGAAGCTCCCCGGATTGATTAAAATAACATTGTTTGTGGTTGTTGTGGTTGTTGCGGTTGCTCTGCCGGTGCTTCCGGTGCCTTTGGGGCTTCCGGCTCCGGTTCTTCTATAATCTCGCCGGTTTTCTCGTCAAAGGTTGGGATTTCATCATCCAGCGGCAAAGCTTCATAGTCAGCTTCAACATAGCCCTGTTGCGGTTGCTTTGACATCTCATATTCTTCATTGTCAATATCAATGCCTTTTTGCAATTCGGGGCTTAATGGCAGCCATTTGGACAATCTTTTGAACACTGTTTTTTTCGCCATTTCATCATAGTCCGTTACCCATGGGCCATTGTTCGGAGATTTTGAACGCTTGCGGATGGCGTCAATTTCATCTTTGCTCATGACTTCGCATTTCTTGGTGCCGTCCTTAAAGGTTACGATTGAATAATAGGCATAGGCTTCCCCTCTAGGCTTGCGGAAGTCAATGCGATGTTTGGTGATTTCGCCGATGTTGTATTCAAAGTCATCATTCTCACATACTTTGTCGGCATGAATGTTGCTGATCATGCCGCTACGCATGGCAAGCTCGGCAATGCCTTTATAATCAATAATTAGTTGAATGTCGTTTTTGTAGGGGATTAAATAAGCTCTGCGGCCGTCCGGCTCAATACCAAGCTCGGCGCATTTCATAAATGCTTCGGCAAGGCTTTTTTTGCCCTCTTTTGTTTGCAATGCCAAAATCAATTTGCTGTTCTTTTTAATGCAGGTTACTGCCACTCTGGCAAATCTTTCCGGGGTGCAAATCTTTGGCAAAACTCGAACCCAACCGGCCGATAATTCATCCACATATTTTTGAACAACGTCAACCTTTTTTGTTTCTTGAACTACTGGAACATTTTCCGTCATTGTTTTTTCCTCTCATTAAAATTAAAACACTATAAAATTATAATGTTTTCTTGTAATTGTCAACACAAAAAACAAAAAAAATCCCCAGATTTTCTCTGGGGATTTGTTGGGCTTATATTTCTTCCTCTGCCTGCTTGTTTGTTATCCATTGGCTTAAGTGCAACTCAATAATGTTTGGGTATGGCTGCCAGATGCTATCGTCTTTGGTTTCAAGCCATTGTTTATATTTTTCGGCAATGGTGTCTATAAGGTATCTTGCGCGGTCTTTTGCAAATTCCACGTCTTCAAACGAGTATCGCAAAATGGCAATCATTTCTTCTTCGTCCGGTTTTTTAGATTGCATAATAAAAACGAACTCGCTCGGATATTCTCCGTATTTTTCAAAAATTGCCTGACGATAGACCGCATCTTGCAAATAATAGCTGTTTTTGTGTGGCCATTTTATGAAACTCTCCATCTCGCCGGATGTTTTGTAGTCAATAACCACAATGCCGTTCTTTGTGCGTTTTATGGCATCTACCTTGCATTTCATCAATAATCCGGTTTGGTCATCTCTCCAAACAATCGGGAGCTCGGTTGTTGCTCCGGCAATAATGCTTGCGGCCAACTTATGCCCTCTTAAGTTTGCAATCATCTTTCCGGCACGTTCCCATTCTTCAGATGATACAACAATGCGGTCATCTGGGAAGTCTTTTATAAATTTTCGGTATGCTGCCGTATCTCTGCCCTTGGCTCCCCAGTCAGCGACAACAAATCTTTTTTCCAGTTCTTCCGGCTCAAGCAGCATGCAGTGAGCCAGCTTGCCAAAAACAAGAGCATCGCTTGCATCTTTGTCTGCGTTGGTCTTTTTGTTTGGGTTGAGTGGTGATGATTGCCAAAATCTATAAGCTCCGCATCCGCCCTCGTTAAATTGTTTAATCTGGCTGGCAGAAAGGGCCGGCAATGCAAAGTATTCGTCATCGTTGTTCATGTTGTTAATTTGTTGTATGGTCATTTTCATCTCCTTTACAATTAAAACAATGTAAAATTACAACAAATTATTATAATTGTCAATAAAAAAACACCCTTTGCAAAGTGCATCGGGTGCGGAGATGAAAAAACATAACGGCATATATTCATTTTTTCATTTATTATCTTACTCTTTTTCTGTCCAATGTCAAATAAAATTTTCCAAGCCCTTTTTTTGCCGATATGTCGGCTTGGTGGTTGTTCAGCGAGGGCATTTGCATATTTCTTTGATGTGCCTTTATTTTCAAGATTTGGCAATTAAAACGTCTTATTTTTGCGGCAAGCGTTTTCATAATCACGTGCATTCTTTGCTGTTGTGGGTTTCTTGGCTTTTCTGTTACCTCTTGGTTGATGTATGCCAAGGCCGTTTGAGAATCGGTGTATATGGTGCATTGTCTGCCCCCGGAAATAACGCAAGCGGTGTGAATGGCAAACATCTCGGCAAGGTTTATGTTTTCCACAGGAAACCAGTTTGAATAAGTCCGCTCTTTCATGCCGTCTTGAACGACAATTCCCCATCCGGCAACTTTTCTCTTTTGGTCAAAGCTCGCATCTGTCCATATTTCCATGTTATCCCTCACAAAAAAAACCGGCAGAGTTATCTACCGGCATTCATATTTTTTTGCATAATAATTCTTTTGGCGGCTTCGGCTCGCTCTTTCTGTCCGCCGTTAACAAAAATATGATCCGGGAAGTCTATTTTTAACCCATCAATCATATCATCTTTTTTGCTTTTGTTTTCCACGGCAAAAAGCGGACACCGGCCGAGTTTTATGGCGCATACATAACTGCCAATTTCAACTATATTAAACTCTTTTGGCATATATCAAGCTCCCCCTTTAGCTTGTTTATTCTCCCCATCCATTCCCAAAAATCCTCATATCCTTGGTATGGAATGTTTTTTAATTCTTCATAAACCGGCTTTCCGGCAACCGGATATACCGGGCAATTATAGCTATAATTTACCGATGCGCATGAGCTCAAGCAGAGAATCCCTGCCAAGATTAGGCTGCGCATGTATCTTTGCTGCTTCTTTTGCCTCATATCGGATTACCTCTTTTTCTTTTGTTATGTATTGAATGGTGGTGTTGCTCTTGCCAGAGCTATAGCCAAAAGCATAAGCTCCAGCAACAACAATGATAAAAAAAGCAATATATACCGCATATCTTACCACAACATCACCCAAGATAAAACAAAACCTAAGAAACTACCGAAAATATATTCCCCATATCCCCAGCCAGCTTTTTGTTCAGGTATGAGTTTATTTAGCAAATGTCCAAGCCAATAGCAAATACCCATGGCCAGGCCGGAAACCATAACTAAAATGTTGCCAAGATATAATCCCCAAAGAAATGTAATTATTAACCCCGTTAATGAGGTGCCAATAAATCCGAATAATCTCGGGTATTGATAAAGATAATATTTATTACCTTTTAACGTAACATGTAAAGAGTAAAGCAAATCATCAATAAGCTCACATTCTCTATATTGTACAAGGTTTGGGTTTAGTTTGCCTCCGCTAATTAATCGACCAATGTAAAGACCCCAGCCAAAACTTTGGTAAGAAGCATAAGCCGCTAAGAAACCAACAATCCAGTTTTCAAAAGAAAAGCTAAAATAAAAACAGCCGTAAAGCCCAAAAGCTACGGCATACCATATTTTATTTGCGGGTATGTATTCTTTCCATAATCCACCACGAATACGCCACAAAATTGAACTTAAAGCAATAATTAAAATCGAATATAAATATATCATATTTTCCATTTCCCCGTTTGAATAAGTCTTGCAATTCTTCTGGCTCTTGCCGGTGTTTGTTTAGCATAGGCAGAATTTAAGCATTCTTTGCTTGCTTTTTCAAAATCTCCGGCATCCATGGCGGCAAGCATATTCTTAAATTTGCAAACTCCGGAAACACCCATTTGAAATCCCATATCAATAAGTGCATATTTGCGTTCATCGTCAAGCTTAGAAAAGCAACGGACCATGTTATACAAAAGCATAATAACTTCTTTAATATCGTTTTCAAGCAAAAAATATGCTTCCTGTTTGGTTATATTTTCAGGATTTTTTATCACCAAACGTTCGGCTTCAGTGAATGGCTTTGCTTCCAAATTTCGGCCGATGCCGATGGTTCTTTTTCCTTGAGAGCACAAATATGGCTTTGCTCTAAACCCCTCATGAAATTCTAATCTTTTCTTAATCTCAAGTAAATTCATCAGAACAACCCCAATAATCCAAACTTAAAAGCGCAAATGGCCAAAACAAAAAGAAAGCCCCAAAGCAACCGATAAACTCTTTTGTTGCTCATGGCTTTCTCAATCAACCATTTCCAAAATTTGTATTTTTCTTCACAACTCATCTTCTATTTCTCCCCCGGTCAATTTCTCGATCAATAAGCTTGTCAAGCTTTCTCTCCAGCTTATTAAAGTCTTCTTTTGTTGCCAAGGTTTCAAGAAGAGAAAATATTTTATCACGTAGTTTTTGAACTTCGGCTTTTAATTCATTGACTTCCGATTTGTTTGCTTTGCCATGTAAACTCTTAAAAAGCCATCCCATCAGCCCACCTATTATCCAAACCACGTATTGCACGGCTTCATGAATTACGTCTTCCAATTTTTCTCTCCGGTTTTATTGATTACCTTAATTTGAAGATAACCTAATGCCGAAGCTTTTGTCAACCGGACTAATCTTTCACCGCCAATTTATCAATTTCTTGTTCAAAAATTTTGTATAATTCCTTTTTGCCATTGCGCACACGATATACATCTTTGCCGGTGTATTTTATCCAGCGCAAAACTTCAACGTGAACGTATTTCGGGTCAAGCTCCATCATTCTGGCTTTTCTGTGCATTTGCTCGCAAGCTATCATGGTTGAGCCGGAGCCGCCAAACAAATCCAGCACAACATCGCCGGGCTGAGAGCTGTTTTTTATTGCCTTTGCCGATAAGGCAATCGGCTTTTGCGTTGGGTGGACATATTCCATGGCACTATCTCGCTTAATTCTCCAGCAAGTTCGGCCCTCTTGAAGATTTTTCAAAAGGCTCAAGAGTTCGTCCTTTTTCATTTCGGTTAATTCTTTGCGATTAAATGCCCAGAATGTTTTTTGCGTTCTATCGCCATACCATGTGCTGTTTTTGCCCTCGTGGCATCCATAAAAGCAAGGCTCAATGCCCAGTGATAATCGCTATGGCCAAGCACCATGCCCTTATCCCAGATTATCACTTGTTTTGGTTTCAGCTCCGCACCTCTGATTGCGTTTTCAAATTGAAGATGGTTGCTGTTGGCATACCACATATAAAACGCGCCGTCAGGTTTTAGAAAGTGTTTTATGTTTTTGCAAGCTTCAAGCAAGAATAAAAAGAGCGTATCGCCACGCAATTTGTCGTTTTTTATGATTTCCCATTCTTTGCCGTTAGGGTTGTTTGTGCCTTTATAGCTTACTCCGTATGGTGGGTCTGTATGCACCATATCGGCTTTTATGTCATCTCCGCCCATAAGAATGGCCACGTCCTTTTTATTTGTGCTATCTCCGCAAAGGATGCGATGGTCGCCAAGAATAAATAAATCGCCTTGTTGAATGTCGGTTTTAATTTCTTCAACTTCTTCCGGCTCCGGTTCAACAAAGTTGTCTTCTTCAATTTCCGGCTCTGGTATTTCTCCAAAAATTTCGGACAAATTATCCATGCCCCAGTCAGTCAAATCGTCAAAATTAAAAATTGTGGATAACTTGTCATTATCCCAAATTCCGGCAATGTTGGCATTCATCCGGATAAGAACTTCCTTTTGTTCTTTTTCGGTTAGGGGGCGGTCAGGGACGTAGCAATCGACCTCTACGGCTCCCTGACCTTTGAGAGCTTCAATTCTGGCATGACCGGAGAGAATAATGCCGTCCGGGGTGATGTTAATTGGTTGAGCCATACCAATTTTTTTGATTGACTTATCTAAGTCATTCATGCCCTTTTCGGTGAAAATTCTCGGGTTGTCTTTGTGGGGGTTGAGATCCGAGATTTTTCTTTTTTCAACATGCCATTTAATTGAAGTTTTCATGGGATAAAACTCCGGCTAATAATTAATTGCTTTGAATAGTTTTTTGGCAATCTCGCAAGAGCCGCCACCGGCAATAAAAATATCGTTGGCCATTTCGATGTATGTTTCATCGACCCGGCCGGATTTATAGAACATTGAATAAACCAAGTTCAAAACATAATACCAAGCATAGGGGTCATGTTCATAACCTTTGGCCGTGAGAGCTTTTGATGTAATTTCAAAAGGCCAATGCTCACCGGTTGAGCCGTCTTTGTTTTTGAGCTTTGAAGCGGCATATTTTGCTGTTTCTTTACCAAACTTTGGGTTTAAGTCTAAATCAAGTTTGATCAAAAAATTTTCAACCATGTCCGGGTGGTCTTTTCTCACTTCTTCAACAAAATCATTTGTATGGTGAGCCAAAATCTCCATATCTTCCTGCGTGGCATCATCAATAAAATTTTCAATCAACTTTTGATACGTCATCATCTTTTTTTTCCTTTTCTAAAATTTGCCCAAGAGGTGTTTTTTTCATCTCTTGTTCAATGACACAAGAGGCTTGGCATATCTTTTCAATACACCAATTTCGAGCTTTCTCGTTGCCGATAATATATCCAATAATGATGCCAAGACCTCTCATTGCATTATGCCTTTACTTTTGCTGAAGAAAGAGAAGCGGCGGCTACCGTTTCATCTGAACTTAAAGATGCTACTGCGGCCGTTGCTGCAGCCGTTCCAGTATATGCAGAACGACAAACCGGGCATTTCAAACTAACGTGAACCGGATCGTTGCCAAAAACAAAACGATATTGTTTGCGGCATGTGATTTGGTCAGCTCTCAAATAGTTTCCGGACAAGCTTCTTGCTTCAACGTTGGTTATTCCGTCAGATAAAAAGACTTGATCGGTGTTTGCGCCGGCCGGAATTGATTGGCAAATAATCACGTTTAATTCTGTGTAGTTCGGCAATGTATTAAACTGGATGCCGGGGATTGTCAGATAAAGATTTCCGCCGGTCAAAGTAACGGCCGAAGTCTTATAAGTTTTTATGCAATTGCAATTCATTTTTTGTTCCTTTACAAAAAAGAGAGTTGAAAATCAGGGCAGGGCATAAACCCTGCCCGAGTAAGTTAGGCCAAGCCGTTGCAGCCGCAACCATAGTTGTAGCCGTTCAAGCTATTAATACCTAATCCGTTGATGATACCGGCATTCGGGCAAACTGCACCGACACCAGTAACTTCAGGACGTTTCAGCATTTGGCATTGAATGCTTGCCAACTGAGCATTGACCGGAGCGAGTTGGTCTTTAACAAACAACTGGTTTTCAAGCGTCAAAACTTTACGCTGTTCTTCGGACAAGCGGTCGCGCAAATCCTGATAAGCGTAGAAGTCGATTTTAGCCTGAGTTGCGTTAGCTGTTGCGTTTACGGTGTCGCGAGTAAGCTGTGCCTGCTCAATCGTTTTATACTGAGTTGCGGCAGTATTGATGATTTCAGCTTTCTCAGCGTCGCAAGTAGCACGGTAGTTCTGGAAACCATAACTTGAAGCACCGAAACCAATACCGTCAGCTCCCCAAGGTCCATATCCGCCACCGAATCCGTTGCAGAAACCATTACCGAAACCGTTACCCCAACCATTGCCACGAAAAGCAAAAATCAAGATGAACAAAATTGCCAAGAAGCCAATTCCGCCACCCCAACCCATGGAAGTATTTTCGTTCATGTTACTTTCCTTAAAATAAGCCCGATACTATTTGAGCCGTGCAAGGTTAGCCTGCAACTGCTCCAACTCGTTGGCGGGGGCTTGTTCCACCCGCGAGTAATTGTTATTTGGCTTCTCAAAAAGCTGTTCTAGTTTGTTCAAATCTTCTAAAATTTGCTCTTTGTTGCCATATTTGCTAATCAGCCAACCAACCCCCGGAAAATTAAGAACTGATTTTGCTTTTCTAATTATTTCAACAGTAACGCCGTGCTTTTCAAGCTCAGCTTTCGGATTTTGGCAGGTTGTCGCTATTTGAGACGCCAAGTCGAAGAGTTGGCCGAACATTCCGAGCCCCTTTTGCCCGAGTATCTTCTGCGCGTCCTGCATCATCGTCTGTTTGTTGAACATTTTTGCTTTCCTCTAACTTGCTAACTTTTTCATTCAACGAAACAATGGTATTGGACATTTCCAACATCATCGTTTGAGTTTGCTTGAGTGTGTTTTGGAGTTCCTGATTGATTTCTTCCGGAGTTTTCGGCTTGGTTAAAATTCCCTTTTCATAAAGGATTTTTTCAAAGCCTTTAGCCGTTTCAATGGCTTTGTTATATTCATCGTTTACAACGCCGACCTGTTGATTGAATTGATTGAAGATTTTACCTTGATTTATATAACCAATAAAATTACTTTGATTGTAATTTATCTCTTTATAATTAAATCCGTCCATCTTTACCTCCTAACAAGTAGGAATAAAGAAGATATTGCAAAGTCTGTATATAAAACATAAGCTACCTCCTTGTTACAGAGATAGCTTATTTGTTTACCAAAAATTTAATAAGTGAATTAATTAGGCTGTTTAAGTGAAGTGCTTAACGCCTTAATAAATATAATGTTGATATAAGGTAGTGCTCTCGTGATTATGTTGTTATTTAACTCTTTTATGTACCTATCAGAGTACCCAAGATTATAGGCCATTACTTTTACAGGCGTTCCTTTTGGATACTTCTCATCGCAATACTTTAATGTTAAAAACTTTTTATCAAAAGAGTTTAAGGGAAGTTCATTGTCAATAAAATTCTTGAGAGTTTCCTTGTTCGGAAAGTCCACAAAAAAATCTTTTATGAAATCCCTTTTAGAGTTAGTCATCCTTTAGCTTTTCCATAACAGATTTAACTAACCCACTAACCCTTGGAGCTCTTGCAAAGCGAGGCTGTAAACCTTTTGTTTTAATTTTTACTTCTTGCTCCACTTTCATCGTTTACTCCTTGAGTTACATTTTGACTATTTGCTACTGTTTGCTTGACTTCTGAAACAGTCGGCCACAAATAAGCAAACAACATAAAAACAAAAAATAAAGCGCATACAGCGTAAAAATGATATTCGCTTCTACGCAGTTGCTTATCTATTAGTTTAAATGCAAAATTTTCTTCATCCATGTTTACCTCCTATATTGATAACAATTCATTATCGCTTATTTTTTCTTTGTTGTCAATATAAGGATTTCCCGTATTAATATCAGAAGACATTTTCTTAACCATTTCAACGTATTCAGCCTCATCAGCTTCAGTCCAAGCACCAATAGCTTGCTTGCGTAATTTTCTAAGTGTTAATTGGTCAGTATTGTTCCGATAAGCGTTAAGACGATTTTGTCTTATCTTTTCATTAAGAACTTCATCAGAATAGCGGTGATACTTTGCAACTTCGATAATTTTATCGGTTTTTTCTTCGAACTCGAAAGTATATTCACCTTCACAATCACTATATTTCGATTTATCTTCGATTAGTTCTACCGGCTTGTAGCCGTCTGCCAGCAGCTGATGAGCATTAACTTCCAAGCCGTAATTAAATATAACGCCGGTCTCCGTCTCTAGATTAACCGGCGCATATTCCAACCACCCGTTAACCAGTTTTGCATAATTTGTCATTATTTCATCCTCACATATTGTAATTTACCATATCCATTAACATTACCAGAACCATAGCCGCCATAAACAGAAGCTCCATAACTTGGGCCAGAACTGTCGCCACCGTTTCCGCCTCTGTTCAATTCAACATCAAAATAATTGTTAGATGTGCTAGCAGTATTAATGCTTGGCGCGGCCGCACCTGAACCACCTCCTCCATTGCCAGCATCTTTGCCCGGATTGCACACAACTAAGTCATACCACGTGCTAGTATCATCCCAGCTTGCCACCTGCAAACGGCTCGGCTGATCTTGCAGGCCAACACCAACACGCAACTTACATTTTTTATTAAAATACATTTTTCCAATCCAACCAGCAGCAGAACCTGAATAGTTACAAGCATAAAAACAAAAAGTCGTATTATTGCCGCCGCCCACCAGCCAGAGCTTGTAAACCCCGGGTTTAGGAACATCGACATAAAACCACTGACTGGCAGCATCCTGCGGGTTGGCAATTTCACCAAGCACCTGCCCGCGCTTGTATGGATCGGAGTTACCACTGCCCAGCGGGTCAAGATAACAAACTATTCCCATTAATTCTCAGCTCCTGCATCAGAGCCTAAAAATTGATTTGCGGCCCAAGTTTTACCTCTCCTAAAAACAACCCAATGCCATTTACCATCTGAAAAATCAGGAGCAATACCTGCAATCCAAAATAAATGACTAGCTAGAGTAACAGTTTTAGCTCCAGAAGGGAAACAGAATCTAACTTGAAACGTATAATAATATTTAGGATAAGTTAATTGACTTAAATCAAATGTAATTGTTGAGGCATCATTAATAAATAATTCATAAATTTCATTTGTATCTGTTAACTGAACAGTTACCGCTCCTGAACATTGGACTTGATGATGATTTTCATAAGCAATTCTTTTAATTTTATCTGCATCAACACTCGCCGCACTCTTAGCCGCTTCCTCTGCCCAATATTTAGATGAGCCCTCAGGTTGTTCCTTTTTAGTACCGACCGCCCACTTGCGAGCGTTTTCCGCACTTGCATCGACCGCCGCTTGTTTTTGTGCCGCATTGCTATTATATGTGTTTGTTTTATCAGATGCGTTTTGATTAAATTCTTGTGTCTTTTCTTGGGAATTTGTATCAAAAGCATCAGATATATTCTGAGCCCTATCAGCTTGAGCTTTAGCATCGTCTTTTAATTGAGCCGCTTCAAGAGCACTCTGTTCAGAAAGGTTAGCTTTTTCCTCTGAATATTTAGCCCATTGTTCAGCTCTATCGGCTTCGTTTTTGGCAACAATAGCATTTTCGGTACTTTCGTATGTTTGACCGCTATCGACTACAACAATATCACTCATTGAAAACCCCTTTCGTAATCGTTAAAATATCGTTATAAATTTCACGGTCTAATCTATCAACCGTATAAATCTTTATGGCCACATAATAATCTCCCTCTTTTAATTGGCGAGTTTCCTCAGCTGTAAAAGTAGGAACAATATAGTTTACGTTCATATTCTGAAAAGTACGAATAGGGAGGATAGAATTTTCATCAGCATCGTCTTTATTCTTTTTAATTAAGAACTTTACAGTACGCTGAGTTAATGTCATTGGCGTTGACCTATCTTGTTCAAAAAAGTCAAACTTTCTTCCCCATGCACTACCAATTATCATTTTTAGCATTATTCATCCTCCAAATATTTTTTCAACATCCCGGTATATCTTTTTACTGGCGTTGCCGTTGTTCCCTCAATTAAAGGAGCGATTACATCTACCCAATCATAGATTGTTTTATCCTCTTTGTAAAGTTTCATTATTGCTCTTTCAATATCATCTAATCCTGGCATACTCAGCAAACTTCCGGCAAATTCTCCAGATGCTCTTTTATAAGCATAGTGAGCAATATCAGACAAGAAAGGTATTGCATCTAAGTTACCAACAACTAATTGCTCCAGCAATCCGTCAGTTAGTTCGTCATCATCATCAGTTAAGCCCATGGCCGCTTTAACAGCGTTCTTAGCTATAATGTAAAGAGAGCCCTGAATAACAGCATAATTGAGGATTGTTTTTGCACATTGTGTCGCATTAATCTCTCCTCGCTGATATTGGATAATACTATCCACAATTTTTCTAAAGTATTGGTGTTGAGTGTTCTTAAAGGCCAATAATATACGGCTAAACCCGGTGGACTTTTGAAAGCTACTCAGAGATGCCGCATTGCTTGATTGTTGACTTCTCAAAGTATCAAACTCAAACTTTTTAATAGCATCCTCTAAGCTCATGCCAGATTTAAGATTTGATTGAATTTCAGCATATCCTCCAAACATAATAGCACCTAAGTCACCAACCCTCACAAAAGAAGTCAAGGCATTTGTGACATTATACTTTGCTTTGTCTGAAAGTATCTTAAATTTACGTTTATTGGCTTGTTCAGCTTCACGTTGAACACGAGTAAGAGCTTCTGAATATCCTCCTTTATAACGAGTTTCAAGAAAATCTCCGGCGTGTTTTTTCATAAAACTTATCACTTCTTTAGGATGAGATAATCCATAAACAAAGTTTTTATAATAATCTACCGTGTTGACTTCTTCTGAATAGTTTGTGATTGAGGTTAATTGTCCGGCAAACACAGTAGGAGCAACGGCAATTTTAGCCACAACAAAGTTATTAAGCATACTACCAAAAGCACTTTCTACGTAATTGAGACTAGCACTTTTAGAGTTTAATGAGATTGAATTGATTTGCTCCATCAGCTCATTATATACAGCTTTTCCGTATTTATTTTCTATTTGATTACGAACACGGCTTGATTTAAATGTATCGCTTAGCTCTTTATATTTGCGAGCTACCTTTACCATGTATATACTCTCGTTTACGTGTTTGAGGTATTTTTCCCAAGCATTTTTTGGCAAAGGTGTTACTCTTCCTTTTACACGTTCCTTATAGAAAGATGGCGTTTCTTGTTGAGCATAAAAGTCACCAAGCAAATCCGTCTCTTTTATACGGTCAGAAGTGGCAGGCCAATAGTTTTCAACTTTCTTTAAGTCCATACCATAAGTCTCAACATAGACCTTATTAGTTTCTGGATACAGAGAGTTAATATCTTCCATCATGGCATCAGCAAAAAACCGCTCTTGTTGATTTAATAGGTTTAATACTCTCATAACCTGTTCCTCACCATAAGCGGCCAGATAGTTAGCTCTGGTCTTTTCGTTCTTAATGGCGTTGTAAATATCAACAATATCAAGTTTTGTTAAGTCATAACGATTGCCATTTTCAGCATAGATTGTATCTATAACTTCTCCCATATCGGCAAACTTATTCAAAAGGTCGCCACGGCTCTTTACGCCAAATATATCCATGGCCTTTTTCGTGAAAGTATCTGTATGTCTGTAATAAGTTACATCGGCATCGTTCAAAACAGTTTCCATCTCAAAACGTTCTGCAAGTTTTCTTGATGAAATTGAGTTAATCATGCTGTAAAGGTTTGTAAATCCTCTACGATACAGGTTTGTAAATTTTGTTTTGAATTTATCTTTATCAGCTGTATTAGCTTGAATTGCCGCAATAGCCTCTTGCTTTAATTCTTCTTTATTGATTTTAGCTTCCATTTCAGCTTGGTCTTTTAGCATTGTACCAAGTCTTTTGGCTTGAAGAATATCGTCCAATACTTTTTCCATAAGCTGAGTGCTACTACTCATGCCGTTGGCCTTGTAGTTCAAAAATCTCATTTTGATAAGGTCAACGTTGCTCATTTCCTCATCAATAAACTTATTAAGTTCTTCTGATGCTTGCTCTTGATTAAATTTATTATATTCTCTCAAGGCTTGAAATAGTTTGTTTGTTTCGTAATCATAACGCTGTTGAGTTACCTTTGATGGCTTGCTTTTCCTTATCTCTTTTTTGATTTGTGAAGCAAGTATTTTCTTTTGCTCTTGTTCATAATAACCCTCAGCACGGCGTTTCACTTCTTTTATGGCGTTTTCATAGGCGGTCTCTTTGTTTGCCTTTTTGACTTCATTTATAAGTCTGAATTTATGCTCATTGCTAATAGGTTGCTCTTTAATGTAATTAATTACATCTGTTTGTTTTTGAGCTATATCCTTGCGTTGATTTGTTAAACTTTTATTAAGAATTTTGCGATAATCGCTATCTATTCTTTTTAAGCGAGATTTGATATATCTGAGAGTATCGTTTTGTATTCCTGTTATTGATTTATCTTGTAACGTCTGAAGAGCTTGCTGTACTTCTTTGTAGTCTATTTTGCTCAGAAGTTTTGCCGCTTCCTGAGCCGCTTCAGCCATGCTCTCTCTTTGTTGAACAGTTCCCAAATCGCTTTCTCTAAATATCTGAGATGCGTTCTCCAAAAGGCTAATAGCTTTGTCTGCCATTTCTGCCGTCTGTTCATAGGTTACAGATTCCGGCACAGACAAAAATCCCTCGCTCTTTAAGAACTCAATCAAGCTATCCTCTTTTGTGAAAGCTCCTCCCTCTTTGAAAAATCCTGAGAGGTTTCCTTTTCTTTCATCATATAAGCCAAGAGACTTAGCTAACTGAATATCAATACCTCCGGCAGACCTAATAGCTTGCTCTAAATTCTTAGGCATACGAGGCAATCTTGCGTTTGATGCTCTTATTAAATCTTTAACATCTTTCAAGCTAAGGCCATCAATAGATACTTCTTCTCCTTTAAGTGCAGAATTGATAATATTAATTAAATCATCAGTTCTACCCTTGATATTTGACACGTCAATAGGGGTTTGCTCAGATGCAAGCATACCATCAAAAAACTCACGAACATCATCGTTAATCTCTTCCGGCGGTATAACCTTTCCTTTTAGGTCTTGATATACGCCAACAAGCCATTGCTTTAATCGCTGAAATACGCTCTCAGTTGATACGTTAGGAGCAACACCCTCAAGAGCATAGGTTTCAAATCCTCTTGCCATTTTTTCCCATGTCTCAGTAGTGGCCTCATCAATAGAGTTAATTCCCAACCAATTATAAAATCCGGCAAGTTTTTCTTGTTGCCCTGTTTCCTCAAGTGCCTTGACGTATTTCATAGTGAAGAAGTGGCCTAACTCGTGGATGATTGTTGAGGGGTTTGCTTCCTTAAACAATCTAATCACTTGCGTTGTCGGGTTATAAGAACCACGACGGACAGTTCTGCCTTGAAAGAACACATCATTAAACTCTTGCAAGGCTTGCTTTTGATTATCGCTTCTTACAACTCTCAATCCTCTTTCTGATAGTTTATTTGCTACCTCATCATATTCTTTATCAGTTGGTAAGATAACACCATTAAACTCATAAAAATCAACAGCTCTTTGAGGTTTAGCTTCAAAATATTTAGCAGGGGTAGCTTTTACAACATCAATAAAGTTTTTAACAGCATCGACAGCTTCTTTGTCGCTACGCAATTCTGCCTTTTTCAAAATATTCTTAATGTTTGAATTTGGCTTTATTAACATCAATGCTTCATCTATTACATAATCATAATAATTAATGTAAGAAGCTCTTAAATCTTTTGCTTTTTCTTCCGTCATCAAAAGATTTATGAGATTATCTGCATCCTTTTCCATAGCTTCTGTAAATTTTTTATATGTTTCATTATCAGAAAGTCTGCCTTTTTCTTTCTTTATTTCTTCAATGGTTTTCAGCTCTTTTGCCCATACGCCTCTTAATGCGTGAATATTACCGCTTGATATATTTTCGCTTCCTCTAAGATTAGATTTTTTCATTATATTAAGGACATTTGCCAAATCATAAGAAACATATTTTTTATTTCCAGATGGCGTATATCCGGTTAATATTTTCTTGTCGGTATATTTCTTTACAAAATCCTTTTCCCATTTACTAAAATCTAATTTTTGCTCGTCAGTCATATCTTGCGTTACTTGGAATATGCTTCCATCTAAATCAGTAAGCTCTCCTTTTTCTGCAAGATATAAAGCTTTAAGCATATAGCCATTGCCGCCTCTTTCAAGTTCGCTTTCTATATTTGAAATCCAAAAGTACTTTCCTTTTTTAGAATATTTATCTGTAATATTTTCAATGAACTTATCGCCATCTTTATTCAAGGAAAATTCAGGATATACTCTTCTTGTTGAATATATATCAGCAGCAAAAGCACTATCTCCTTTTAATACATCACTACCGCCAACAAATAATATCTCTCCATATTGATTGTTTACATTTTGATATTTTGTAATTGCTAAAGATGGCATCGGCATTGCACCAAGTTCTAAAGCATCTTCTAATTTTTTTAATGTTGTTCCGTGCGTAACAACAAGCTCTCTATCATCACTTTGATAATAGATATTATCGCTCTCAGGGCTAAAAGTGCCTCGGTTATATTCAGGCGTGTTTATATCTGCTTTGCCGTCCTTATAAGGAATATAACCCTCATCCCCCGGTCTTAATTGGTCTGTTTGGAAAGGTATATCAAACTCTTCTTTTTCCTTAAGGCGAGCAATTTCCTCTTCAGTAAGTTCGCTCTCGTTTATAACTTCATCCTGAGGAGATGGATAGCGTTCATCAATTAAGGTTAATCCTTTCTCATCCATCAAATCTCTTGGTGTAATTCCTGTTTTATTATATACCGCTTTTGTAAAGTTTTCCACTAAGGTAGATGCTACTTCTGCTGTCTCCTCATCAAGGCCGCCCTCAGTCATTGCTTTTTCTTTTAGCTCTTGTTTAATATCAAAAGCCTCAGATACAATATCTTGTTGCATTGCTTCAGCAAAGGCCTTAACGTCATCCTCATAAGAGCCGTTTAATAATGTTGATTGGTCTGCCTCTTTGTTTACTAATTCAAGCAAATCACGGCGAGCTTCATCGTTGCTATAAGCGGCATCATCAACAAGCTGTTGAGCTTTTTCTTCAGTAAATCCTTTTTCAATAAGTCTTTCTTTAGCTTGTTGCTTAAATGCTTCTGTTGACGGTATAGATACAGCACCGCCTCCAATACCTGTAATACCACCAATAACGCCTGAATAAATAACATTTTTGACAATATCAAACCACTCTGTATTACGTTCTCCCAAGAGCTTCATTGATACTTCCTCAACGGCCGTTTGACTTGCCTCTTGAGTAAATTCAGTTGCACCTTGTTTGAGTAAGTAAGTGCTTATCTTTTTTGTGGCCGCATTTTCAAACCATAAATGTAAACCTACACGCTCAAGAGCACCCTCAGCAAGTCCTAATCCTGTACTAATTGCAAGAGCTCTATCAATATCAACACCACGCTCTCGCAATTCTTTATTGATGCTACCAAACTGAGAAGCACCAAAAGCACCAGCAACTACTGACGGATTTTTGGTAATAAATGTTAATCCAAGAGAGCTTAACAAACTACCTCCGGCACGGCCTAAATCAGCAACAAAAGAATTATCTTGTTGATTGTTTACATATTGCCATTGCTTAAACCATTCGTCATTTTTTGCTCTTAAAGCATTTGCTCCCTCAGCAAGTTTCTTTTCAAACTCAGGGTCTCCACCTGTTGCCTTGAAAGCAACATATTCACCAGCTCCAATAATGGCATCTCCTAAACCCTTAGGCAAATCTAAAAGTCCGTTCCAAGCATTACGGCTAAATGTCGATAATGGATTTCTTTTAAGGTCTTTATAGTTGTGCTGGATTTTGCCAAAATAATCACGATAATCCTTTTTTTCAACCTCAGTCTCGTAAGAATATCTGGCATCTATACCATCGTCAAAATTACTTATATTGATACTATCACGCTTGTCAGATAAGTAAGCACCCATTTTCTCATCTGATATTACTTCCCAGCTATCAATATTCTCCATCTTAACCTCGTACTAAAATCTTATTAATAGGGATACCATTTTTATCTCGGTATATTTTATATATCTTTCCATCAGGAGAGCGGCGATATTCAGCGTTAGAGCCTTTTATGTTTCGTACACCTTTACCCTCAGAATATGAATAAATATTATTACCCATAATTACATTGTCAATATCTTTTCCTAATAACATAGGGTCTTTATCCGCAAGATAATCTTGCTTAATCTTATTAGAAATATTAACAATAATATTTTTATTGTCACTATCATATCCCTCAGTCGGGTCTAATCCTTGCTTATTTAACATATCGTAAGCCTGATTAAGAATATAAGCTCTTGACTGATTATCTAAAATACCGCTTGGGTCTAAATCTACCATAACCTTTTGGTAAACTTTACCCATGTTTGGGTCAGGTATTCCATCTTCAGGGTCATAACTGTTTACCAAATCCAACAACGGATTAACGGTCTCGGCCATGTATTTGGCATATTCTTTATCCGTGATTGTTCCTTGCATACGATAAGTTTTGATTTTGTCTCTGTATTCAAGAACATTTGCCACTCCAACACCTTTAGCAATTTTTCCTTTTTCCCCTTTCTTTTGAGAAAATATTGTTTGCTTTATTGTGTCGATTTCGTTAATGGCAACTAAATTTTCAATAGCCTTTTTGTTAGCTTCCTCCGGCGTTAGATAATCGTTCTCTTTCATTTTTGCCATATATTTTTTAGTATATGACTTGACATCTCTTAATGCTTCTTCGTCCATGAAATCAGCAAGAGGAGACATGACAACGTCCTCTTTGCTGTCAGGTGTAAGCATGGCAGATTTTACTAGAACATTACCGCTTTCAAGGTCATTGAAAAAATTAATCTTTTCATAGTCTGGCAAATCATTAAAATATGATTTTATACTATCCACCTGAACTTTTTTTAAGCTGTCTCTTATTCTTTCTTGTTGCAAAGGAGAATATACAAGAGTTCCATCCTCATTTCTTAAATTTAGGATGTTTTCTATTCCATCACGTGAACGCACAAAGTTTACCAAATCATCAGGTGTACTATCAGGTGTGAGCATATTATAAAATGAGTTAGAGTAAGACTTGCTCCAATCAATCATCATTTTTTGGTTTTGCTCTTTTTGAAGAGTTAGCTGAATACGCTTTTGATTGTTTCTTGCTCTGTTTAGATAGCTTTGAGATTGCACCATAAAATCAGCCATAAAGCCAATCTTAACTCTTTGGTCTGGTATCTCTGAGCTCATCTTATCGCTTAATCCTTTGAACATCTCCTCTAATTTTTGAGGGTCATTTGGATTTTGATTAAACATCTCAGACATACTTTGAGATGCCGCTAAGTGCATGCCTTTAGAGTACACATCAAACGCCTCAGCTTTTTCTTGTTGAGCTTCACGTTCGAGTTGTCTTGATTGATTTAATGCCGGATTATTACCAGCCAAACTTTTAGTCAGGTTAGTTACCCTAAATCCACTTTGAGGTATATCTGTTAATTCTTTTTTTTCGTAAATTTGACCGCCAGCCATGTTTATCTCCCTAAAGGTTTAGCTGATGGGGCTGATGTTGCCGGATTCCAGCCTGAGCTTTGACCACTCATGTTTTCTCCAGCTATTGACCCACCAGCCGCATATCCAGCAACTCCACTCATAATATTTGACATACCACCCAAAATACCACTAAATCTTTGAGCTTTAGCTGTTCTCTTTGTTATCTTAGCCATGCTGTTTAATCTCATGCCCTCAGCTCTCAAGTTTGATGCTTGCATTGCGGCATTTTGCTTTTTCTTGCGTATATCCTCATCTAACTCACCAGCTGAACGTTGAATATTATCTTGAAGATTGGCAGAGGTTACCTTTACACCACGAGCGGCCGCATTGTATGTAGCATTTCCTACCGCTCCTATAAATTGCCTACGCAAATTGTTTGCCGCTTCCTGAGCTTGTAATTCAACAGCATTAGCTTGTATAAACTTATCTCCAGCTTGCAAGTTCATATTTCCGGCATCTATTTTAAGAGCGTTATAATTGATAAATGAATTGGCAATATCAGCAAAGCCACTCGCCATACTTTTTACGCCAGACATTTTAAGAGTGTCTGAAACAAAACCTCTCGTCTCGCTATCTAAGCTCCCATATATATCCATTAGCCTGCTCCATAATTAATATTCAAAAGTATAGATAACACTTCAACCTTGTTAAATTCACTTTGAACCTTAAACTTTACTTTCTTAGCATAAGAAGTAACAGCATAAAAGTCAAAGATATTATCATTTGATTTTTTCTCAACACCATTTAATTTTATCTTATCGGTGTTGTTTGTTGTTATTACCGCTTTTGATATTCTCTTAAACATTGAAGTACTGCGGCCATTAATGGCAATATCGTTACTTTCAAGCTCACAATCAAAAGCAAATCCTATATAACAAGTAGAGTTTACATCATATCTTAAATTAACAGACCCGTTTTGTACTAGATACTTTCCAAACTCTTCATTGTCGGTATATACATATATGTACTGACCGTTGTAATCATCAAGCCCGGTAATTGTTTTCTCAACGTATTTTTCAATAGTTAGGTCTGTTTTTTTGCTATCGTCTATGATTTCAAGATAGTTAGCATCGCCAATATTAACCAATAAGTAAGTCTCATTAATTAAGTTAGATACTGATTTTATGCTTCCTATGGTCTCAAATATACTTGTTGCATTAATCTCTTGCTCAAAGTTTATTGATGTAATAAGCATCCGGCCATCTTTAAGAACAATATACAGATAATCTCCCTCATCAAGCGAGCTATTATCATCAATTTCCATATCGACAGGCTCAGAGATTAAGCTACTCAAAATGCCTATGTTTGAAGTTTTATAAGCCGCTTGATTGTAGTCATACACATAACTCAGCAAAGACTTTCCGTTTTTCTCAATAAACAGAGTTACACCGCCTAAATTTTTTGGTGTCAATCCAATAACTGCGCCGTTTGAGGTATTCTTAAATACAGCAAATCCGTTTGGCGTTAGGTTTCCCTCTGATGCCGTCCACTCATCGCCGGATGTAAATATTTGAAGTCCTCGGTTTGATAACAGATTGACAATCTGATTTTCGGTGTTCATATCTTGATTAATGCCATCGTTGTCATAGTTTCCGGCATTATTAAAATCATTATAAATACCAGTACGAGAAGCCCAAATTGTACTTGGCCGCTG